CTCTTACTATAGATGTGGCATAATCTTTAAATGATGCTTTACCTTTTTCTAAGAAATCCATTGTTAATTGAGTAACACCATCATAAGATTTTTTAAATACACCCTGCATTTCTTCTTGCATGGTTTTGATATTAGTAAAGAAATCCTTATAACCTTTTTCAGCATCCATTAAGAATTGTTCTAATGCTGACAATTCTTTAAATCCAGTCTTACCATCTCCATCACCACCATCAGGATCTCTACCAAGAAGCATGTCCATAAAAGATGGTATATTAATTTTTTTAAATTCTGCTTTTGTTCTTTTTTCTATATTTTTTGTTAATTGTACTATTTCTGCATCAAGCTCTTTATCCTTTTCTTTGAAGCTAATCATTTTTTGCAGCTCTTTAAATTTTATTTTAAATCTATCAATCATATTTGGTAACATTCTTTTAAATACTTCTTGAAAGACTGTTCCTATTTCATTTCTAAAAATATAAGCCGCAGAAAGCACAGCAGCAAAACCGCTTATTAAAGCAATAACTGGATTTGCTCTCATGGTTGCGTTTAATGCAACAAAACCTAATCTTAATTTATTTACAGCCAAAAGAGTTCCTGCAAGAACTGGTATCAATATTACATCTAAATTCTCAGCAAATTTATTTACTACAGCAGCAAAAGTTGAAAAACCATTAGTGGCTTTTTGCACATCACCAACAATAAATTGAAAGTTATTTCTTAAAGCTACGCCAGCCTGTCCTAGTGTCATGGGCATGTCTTTAATTTGGTCATTAGTTTCTTTCATGCCAGCTATTAATATTGGCATTACGACCTCGGCTGTTAATTTACCAGCATGACCAAACTCTCTAAGCTCACCAATAGTTTTACCTAATCCTTCAGCTAACATTTTTGTCAGAATGGTATTGTTTTCCATTACTGATCTAAGCTCATCACCTCTTAAAGCTCCTGAAGCCAAACCCTGTGCTAACTGTCTAGCAGAGTTATTTGCCTCTTGAGCATGAGAACCAGCAATAATAAAGGTATTTGCTACTGTTTGTGTAGCATCAGCAACATCTTTTTGCGTTGCACCCAAATGATCTGTAGCTAGTGCAAGCCTTGTATATAACATGGCAACAGCATCAAAATCTGATCTTGAATCAGAAGCGATTCTTCTCATGTGATTCATGGCTATTGCTGTCTTATCTGCACTACCAGTCAAGGCATTCATTCTATTTTCAACGCCTATCATCACGTTAGCAGCATTAACTATTTCTCTAACACTAAAAGCAGCAACAATAGTATTTCTCAGACTTGCTAAAGCCTGATTCGTACCATTAATATTTTTTTTAAAACTATTAACCGCTTTAGCAGATTTATCATTTCCAACAAAATTAAAATGAATATCTGATTTAGTTAGAGCTGCCATTCTTTTCTTCCTTTATTTCAAGATAAGCCAACCATCCTTGAAATTCCTCAACTGTCATTTCTTCAATTTCAGTTAAAGTCTTATTAAGTTTTTCAGCTAGTGCATATTTTATGTATAGCTGCTTATCTTGTATTACTTTTTTTTAACTTCTTCCTGCGAAACATTATTCATCATTTCGCTAGAAACTCTAATTAATACATCTCTATCAACCCTCTCCAATAAGGTTTTCTTATCAGCGATAGTAAATAACTTTTCTCCAGCTTCATCTAATGCTTTATAAATTAAAACATAAGCTAAAAGCTGTACGTCATCATCTTGAGCTAGTTTCATAAATTTAGAAGTCTCTGAAAGGGTTATTGGTTTGCAATAAATCTTTAAAGGACTATCTTCATCCTCACCCCATTCAGGGACTTCTATAATTCTAGTTTCTAGGCTATCAAAATGCTTCTTTGCGTTATCTATAACTGACATTTTCTTATACTGTTGTTGATGTTAATGCACCAGTTCCCTGAACTGAAACACTTGCTTCAACTAGACCATCAAATGATCCACTTCTTGTTACTCCAGTAACAATAGCTGAGCCAGTATAATAAGTATCACCTGATGTATCTCCTTCAGGATATACATTAAGAGTTACTTCTGAGCCAATGGTTAAAGCACCTTGACCACTAGTATCAGTCTCATCCCAAAATACATCTATACTTCCTGAGAAAGAAGTCAATGATGATTTATAAGTTCTAGCAGAATCACCCATTGAAGTATCTTCTAAAGTATCAGCAGTTTCCTCAAGTGAGTATGATCTAATTTCAGCTACAGCATTAGAACCGACTTTTACAGTTCCTTCACTTCCTTTATGTGTTGCCATTTTCTACCTCGTCTTTCGACTTTTTCTTAGAAGAAGATTTAATTTTATCTTGCGAATGGACTGCTTCCTCTTTCCAACCCATATTCAATAAAGACTCAACCTTAGAAGGATGAGCATCTATAGAAACCTTGCCATTTGGACTAATCATTTTCATAATTTGCCTCCTGTTAAACCGCTACATCAGGATTGGTTTCCTGCACATAGTAGTTAGTTAAAAATGTGAGAGATACATAACCCAGTGGTTTTTCTCCCTCTCCGTTAAACTCTATTTCAGTTGATTCTAAATAACAGTCTTTAGCTAATCCATCTAAAGTTCTATCTGCTGCTATTGCTTCTTCAACTTCTTTGCTTATTGTATCAATAGTATCATCAAAGTTACTAGTAGCTTTTGCATATCCTTCTACTACTACTGATAATTCTCTGCTCATAACTCTATCAGTACCTATCACTATAGGTTCAGATGTTTCTGACTTAGTGTAGATAACTAATGCTGGTACTGTTTCTAATGGATAAACCCTAGACTCATAAACTCTTGATCCAGTTGTTGTTAATCCAGTTAAAGTAGTACCAAACTTTTCTCTTATTTGCTGTCTTATATGATTTGCCATTACACTTCCTCTAACATTAATGCACTAAACCCTGTTCTATCTGCTTGTATATTAACAACAGTATAATTTTGTGCTGCTTTGAGTATATTACCATTTGTATCTTTTATTGCAGATACATCTAATCTATTTCCAAAAGCAATATTGGGAATATCTATGGTTCTGCAATAAGCTATTGGTTTTAATGCTTCTACACCAATACCTTCTTCTTGTTCTACATATTCATTATTTAGAATCACATTAATTGTTGTAGAAGTACCATTGTTTGTATAAACAGCAGAAACACCATGACCAAAATTTATATCTAAATATCCAGCCATATCTAATTCAGTTTCTAATCTAAATTGAGACATTATTGCTCCTCTAACACCACTGAAACTAAACCTGTATTATCAGGTTCTACTGTTTTAACTAAAAAGGTAGTTTCAGGTTTAAGGATATTGCCTTTATCAGTTGTTATTGCATCAACTACTAATCTATCTTCTTGCGAAATATAAGGCACATCAGATGATTTTAAAATTGCTCTTGGCTGATAGCCAGCAACAGGAACAGTGCCACCTTCTATATTGAAATATTCTTGGTCTATTATGATATTAACACTATAGGCATCACCTGAATCAATATCAAACCAAGTATCAATTAATCCCTGTCTTAAATCCCATAATGAAGATTGGACTTCAAAGAAAGTGGCAGTAACACCATGACCTGTTGTTGTATCAACATAGGCGTTAAAATCTAATGCACTCTCTAAAGGCATGATTTATTTTTTAGCTCTAGTCTTAGGAGCTTTTACTTTTGAAGTTTCTAAACCTACACTTCTATCTTGTTTTTCAGCTTTAGGTTTAGCTGTATGAACTTCAGCTTTGCCATAACCACATAAAGCATGACCTTCATGCTCAGGTAGTTCAACTATATCACCAGCATGTACTTTAGAACCGCCAGCCATTGTATCTGTTAAGATTTTATATTTTTTCATATTTAAGTTGGGGGTATTACTACCCCCATTCCATTTAAGCATCAGCTAATTAGTCGGATGATTTACAGAAAGATACTGCGTGTCTTACAGCAACATCAACAGTCTGTAGAGCAACAATTCTTACTCCACCTGAAGTTGATAACGCATAAGGATCAACAGTAATATCTAATCCACCATACATACCAATTAATAGGTCTGCAAAATTACCAAAGTAGAAATCACCACTTGTTACTTGATTACTTCTGATTACATTATAGCCATTCATGCTATTGTCAGGAGAAACAACAAATTGAGCAGTATTAGTTGCTTTTTCAGTTGTTTTCAAAGTACCAAAGTCAGCAGGTCTACAGATGTAAGCTAAAGAACCATTTAAAGCGTTGTCATTAGCAACAGCACTTTCCATAGCTACTATTTCAGCCCAAGTTGGGTTAGCAGCAGCAAAAGTAGTAGTGTTAATACCTGAAGTATTAGAAATACCTGTAGGCTGACCACTTGAACCTGAACCAGCTAAAGCACCTAAATCAATAGCAGTAGCTATAGATTGTGTTAGGTCATCTCTGATTAAGTTCTCAACATCTAATGATGATTGTTGTAGTAATAGTCTAGTAGCATCAGTGAAAGCACCAATTACTTTAGGTGACATTGTTACTGAACCTGAAGTGAATTCACTCTCGGCAGCAGCAGCACCTTCAGTTGCTATCCATCCAGCAGATGCAGCAGCAGTTTTCTTAGGTATTACAACATTTCCTTGTAATCCTCTAAGCATAGTTGCTCCAGCCTGCATAACACTTGATGAGTTTCTTAATACATCAATAAAATCTCCACCTCTGTAATCTTCAGCGATTAGAGTTGAATCATCAGATGAATTAATATCTCTTTGCTTCCAAGTTCTTAGAACTTCAGCAGGCAACATGATGCCTTGAGCATCTTTACCATACTGTCTTGCAGCTTCAGCAGAACATTCAAATTCAAATGCTGCATCTTCTTGTGCTTTTCTATCAGACGGATTAGCCATAGCTCTAATAGCTTTTACTAGGCTAAATTGTCTTACTTCTTTTTTAGTCATGCCGATGTCTGAAGGAGTTTCTAAAGGAGTATTGTTAGAAATTTTTTCTAATAATATTCCTCTAAATTCTTCAACAGATCTACCATCAGCAATTGCTTTATGAGCTAAATCTCTTTCGTTGTGTAAGCCACCTAAATCCATAATCTCTTTTGAGTTTCTTTTGAATTCAGCTTTAGCTTCGTCAACAGTCTGAGTTCTAACTTCATCTATATTTATGTCTTGTTTATTTTCTGACATTGTTATCTCCGTAAAGTTAATATTGTTTTTATCTTTAGAACGACCAACTCCAACAAGTCTTGACTGGTCAGCAGGCACAGATACGGAGGATACCTCCATCGGTGTCCATTTTGCCTTATAGTAAGTCTCATCTTTATCTTGATATCGTTCCAGTTTATCAATGCGATACCCGACCGATATATTCATGCGTATCCCATCTTTTACATCTTCAAACACCTCAGAAGCTAGTTGGCTCTTACCGAACCTTACTACTGCAATTGTTCTTTTAGCAGTTTCGTCTAGTTTGAATTCTTCAATTACACCTATTTGCTTTGTATGGTCATGATCCAAAAGCAAAGGTGCTCTTCCTGAATTTATAAATTCCATATTTATATCATCAGCAGAATGTCCTAGGACTTCCATCCCAAAACTTCTTTCAACAGGTTCCTCACTAGAAACACCAACTCTTACCTTTCTTGAGTCCTCATCTACAAATCTTGATTCAGATAAATCAATAGTTCTATACCTCATAGGCATATCTACTACTTTTCTATCTTCTTCATCATTGTGGTAAGGTCTTTCAGAATCAAGAGCTTCCATCTCTACTGTTTCACCCTCATGTTCGACATCCTCATGCTTCGCAAATTCAACGATAACTTTATCATCAGTTTCGCTAACATTAAGGATATGTCTATCTTCTTTATTTTCCATAGCTTTCTCCTTGTTTTTGGTTGATAAAGGATGTCCTTCAGGTAGCAGATCAGTGTCATGCTTCCCTGACTTGTATTTACCAGTCCTTAAGACTCGTAAAAAATTATTAACTCGTGCCATTGCCCATTGTTCTTTTGATGTAACATTAGGTCTAACACTTGAAGGGTTTGTGTTATAAGCACCAATCCCTCTATTGTAAACTTTTTGTAATGTTGAGTAGCTTGTTCTTTTTGCTGGATTATCACCAACATCTTCATTATGTTCTTTAGCTTTCTCTCTTAATGTATCTTCAGTACCTCTTTCCTCAAGGCTTCTATCATCTTTCATTTGATTCACTAATTTCTTAGACCAACTAAATCCAGCATCTCCTCCCCATAAAGCCCACGCTATTCTTCCGTTTGATGGATAACCTTTCTCACCCTGTCTAAATCCTTCAGCCTTTTTATCTACTTCATGTCTGCTAAAAAAACTATACATCCTTTTAATAGTTTCATCGGAAAGATTTTCGTTATTAAGGATTTGGTTTGCCCTTTCAGCTCCAATCCTTGTCCCACCCCTACCATGTTCTTTACGCCAGTCTAAACCCTTACGAGCTTCTACCTTCATTCCTTCAGTTGGTCTAGCCATCGTCCTCATCCTCTCCGCCTTGTATTTTTGCATCTACAGGATTTTTCTGACCAAATGGCTGATAAGCTAATTCAATATCATACTGTTTAGCTAATTCAATTTCTTTTTGATGTTGTTCAAAAAGTTCTTCAGTGTCTCTTCCGTAACTACCTGATATATCAGCATAAGTTAAAGTTCCGTTTTGCAGACCTATTACATTTGCTTGCATTTCTTTTAATGGATCAATCCAAGCAAAACTTCTTGGTATGTAATTTACAGAACTAGCAAATTTATCAAATTTACCAGCAGGAAGATTTAAATAACCTGAACTAATTGCATTTCTTAACCAAGATTTGAATACTGGGTCTATAAAATGGTCAATTACAAATTGCTGATATAACTGATACATACTTCTATCTTCTAAAGCACCTTGTCTTATTGAAGAATAATTAACTGAAGTTAAATCATTAGATAGTGAATGATAAGAAATATTTAAACCTGATGCGATACTTCTTAAAACACTAGTTGTAAAAGAATCAAAAGCGGTTGTTGGATGGCTAGGATCAAATGAACGAAAATCCATTCCAGCAGGCAATTGTTCAAATACACCAGCCTGTGCGTTCATTGTTGGATTGAAGGTATCTTCATATTCACCATCGCCAACATAGCCATCACCATCAGGGCTTACGAAAAACCCCATTTTGCTTGCACTAACGCGTGCTGCGACAATTTCCGCTTCTAAATAACCATTTAGCATTTTTACATTAGCCATTGCTGTAGCAATCAAAGAAACACCTCTAGTTTGTTCTGCTCTAGTAGGTAGGTAAGCATGGATAATCTCATCAGCAGGTACTCTAATGTGTTGTGCTTGACTTAAATAAACTCTGTTATAAGGATGATCTTTATAAATATGATATGCAACTGGTCTATCAAATTCATCAACCTCTACGCCCATCTTAATACGATTGCCAGTAGCTTTATAAACATCATTTTTATTTTCATCTAAATGATCTGCTTCTAAAAACTGTAATTGAAAACCAAAAGGTGAATTATTGTCTTTAATCTTTCTTATTAAAACCTCACCATCTCTGCATAGAGATTCAATAAATATTTTTTGGCAATCTAAAAATGATAGCCTTCCATTAGTTGTGCAGTTACCAACCATACCCCATTCTTTCCAAGCTGTTTCAATAAGCTGGTTAGCCCTAAGGTCTAGCTTACCCACATTTACTGGATCATCTAATTTCACCTTAGAGCTGACTCTTATGCCATGCTTACCGATAACATTAGATACCATCAGGTTTAAGTATCTTGCAATATAGCTATCGTTTCTTGCTAATTCTCTTGCTCTGTCTCTTAAAATTCTTATGTTATCTTTTATCTCAGCATCAGCACTTGTAGATGTGGTAACAAAATCTGCAAACAATCTTCCAGTGTTAGCACCAGTGTAGCTTCTTCTATATGCTTGTCTTTTCTTTTTCTTAGGTTCGTTATTGCCTAATATTCTGTTATACCATGCCATTATGTGTAGCTCTTAGGAGTTGAGCCAGTGGTTCTACCAAAATTAACTTTGATAGTATTTCCTGACCCACGTTTATTTTTAATTCTTTGTATTTTAACT